AGGCGTTGGGAAAGCGATATGAAATCAGATTCATGGCTTTCTAAAAACACACGACCTATGGCTTTAATATTTTTATCTATTATGGCTATAGCTTTTATATGGGTTGATAGTCATCATGAAATATCTTTTACTGTAGAACAAGAGTGGATTGGATTATTAAAGCAGTTACTTACAACTGTTTATATAGCTTATTTTGGATCACGAGGCGTGGAAAAATTCAAATCTATAAGTAATAATAAATAGTAAGAGTATTAATTAAATTAAATAAAATCTAATAAAATGAAAAAACTAATATTATCATTATGTTTATTCTGTTCTATTGTTATGTATTCACAGGATAGAAAAGAATTTGCTGGAGTGTGGCAAGATATCAACAACGAAGAAACTGTTTTAGTTGTGTATCACGACAAGATTATTAAATCTTTAAAATTTTGGAACTTTAGATTAGGTGACCAATTCAACATTAAAGAAAGTTTTTTGTATGAAAAAAACGGTTTAGTCCAAACAGAATACGAAGACAACGTTAACAATGTCAAATTTATTACTGAGTACAGATTGAAAGATAATATATTAACAAAAGAAGCTAATGGTATGCTTCAGCAATTCACTAAATTAAATTAAATAAAATGGCAGAAAGTTTTAAAATTACAGAAGAAGAGTTAAAAGTTGTTCAAGAACAACAAGCTAATTATCAAAAAATAATAGAGCAACTAGGATTGTCTGACGTTAGAAAGCACACGCTTTTATCTCAGTTAGATTTGTTACTTCCTAAAATAGAAGAGAATAAACAAGCTCTTGAGGAGAAATACGGTTCTATTAATATAAACATACAAACAGGCGAATACACTGAAATGCAGAAAGATGATGGTGAAACAGCTGTTGTTAAAGCTGAGGACTAATGACTAATGTAATAAGAAAAATCAGTATAGGTGCTGATTATAAAAGCGATGCTATGCACTACTCTGTTGGACAAAGCGTCTACGGTGGTCATGAAATTGCTTATATAACTCAAGACCAAGAAGATAATTCTTATAATATTCACATAAAGAAAAACAATGAGGTATTGCCATGGAAGAAGTTTAATTCTAACATGGCTATATCCATTGAGTACGATCTAGAGTATTAATGAAAAGCTTGTATGATTTCATAGTAAAACCTTTGGGAGATACTTACGAAAATAAAAAAACAATAGGTAACAAAGAGCTTATATTAAATACTAAAATTGAAAGTTTTAAATTTGTAAATAATGTAGCAGAGGTTATTGAAACTCCAGCTGCTTATGAAACTATTATAAAAAAAGGCGATTTAGTATTAATACACCATAATGTTTTTAGAACTTTTTATAATATGCAAGGTATAAAGAAAAAATCAAGATCTTACTTTAAAGATGATCTATTTTTTTGCGCTCTTGATCAAATATACTTGTGTAAAAATAAGAACAAATGGAAAGCTGTAAACAATAGATGTTTTGTTAAACCTTTAAAATCTAAAGACAAATTAACAACAAATAAAGAACAGCACCTTATTGGTATACTTAAAATAGGTAATAGTTCCTTAGAAGCGCTAGGAATAAACGAGGGAGACTGTGTTGGTTATACTCCTTATGGGGAATATGACTTTAATGTAGAAAACGAGCGTTTATATTGTATGAAATCTAATGATATTGTAATTAAATATGGAAATAAAGAAAACCAAGAAGAGTATAATCCAAGCTGGGCAAATAGCGGTTGAAGAACTAATAAAGGTCGCTAAAGAGCCCATTATAGATTTTGGCCCTGACATCTCAGCAGATAGACTTAAGAACGCCGCGGCTACTAAAAAATTAGCTATATTTGATGCCTTTGAAATATTACAAAGAATACAAGAAGAAGAAAATATTATAAACGAAAAACCAAAAGAAGTTAAAGAAGAAAAAGCTTTTAAAGGTTTTGCAGAAGGAAGATCTAAATAATGTATACGCAAGATCTTTTTACTGTTGTTGAAGACCACGTAAAACCTAAAGTTCTAAAAAGAATGAATAGGTATAATAAGTGGGAGTATGGTTATAATGAAGAACATGATATAGTTATTATATCTAAAACAGGAAAAATAGGTGAAATATATAAAATACAAAACTTATATATAGGATTACCTGAAGTTCCTAAAGATGTTGTTAAATTTAAAAACAACAAATGGAATAGAGAAACACTACCAGTTGCTTTCAAAAAAATCAAAACAATTTTTGATTGGGAAGAATACCCAGTTGATTTTAAAGAAAAATGGTATGACTACATTGATAAAGAATTTAATAGAAGAGAACAAGGTTTTTGGTTCTATAATAAAAGTGTGGCTACTTACCTTACTGGTACTCACTATATGTACTTGCAGTGGTCCAAAATTGATGTTGGGAAACCAGACTTTAGGGAAGCAAACAGATTATTCTTTATATTCTGGGAAGCTTGTAAAGCCGACATCAGGTGTTATGGAATGTGCTATCTTAAAAACCGTAGATCGGGATTTTCTTTTATGGCATCAGGAGAGGTGGTTAATCTTGCAACTATTAATTCCGATTCACGGTACGGAATATTGTCCAAATCTGGGGCCGACGCAAAGACAATGTTCACTGATAAAGTCGTCCCAATATCGGTCAATTATCCGTTCTTTTTTAAACCGATACAAGACGGAATGGACCGTCCCAAGACCGAACTTGCCTATAGAGTACCAGCGTCCAAATTCACCAGGAGGAAACTCATCGCCAACGAGACCGCGGCCGATCTTGAGGGACTTGATACCACTATCGATTGGAAAAACACAGGAGACAACGCCTATGATGGGGAGAAACTCAAACTCCTCGTCCACGATGAATCCGGTAAATGGGAGAGGCCGAACAACATCCTCAACAACTGGCGTGTTACGAAAACCACTCTTAGATTAGGTAGTAGAATTATTGGTAAGTGCATGATGGGTTCAACATCTAACGCTTTAGATAAAGGAGGTGATAACTTCAAGAAATTATACTATGACTCAGATGTTACAGAAAGAAACGCCAACGGACAGACTCGCAGCGGACTCTATTCTTTGTTCATACCTATGGAATGGAACTACGAAGGATACATTGATTCTCATGGCGTACCTGTATTCGACACACCAAAGAAGCCGGTTGAAGACCCTCACGGAGTAAAAATAAAACAAGGGGTAATAGAATATTGGCAAAATGAAGTAGATGGTTTAAAGCAAGATCAAGACGCTTTAAATGAATTCTATAGACAATTTCCAAGAACTGAAGAACATGCTTTCAGAGACGAAGCTAAATCTTCGTTATTTAATTTAACTAAGATTTATGAGCAAATAGACTATAATGGTGATGTTGGAAAAACAAAGTTAGTAACTAGAGGAGATTTTTACTGGGAAAACGGAATAAAAGATACAAGAGTTCTTTTTGCGCCTAAAAATAATGGTAAGTTTTATATATCATGGGTGCCAGATGTTAGTCAACAAAATAAAATTATAATAAAAAGAGGTATAAAATATCCAGCTAATGAACACATGGGCGCTTTTGGATGTGATCCATATGATATATCAGGAACAGTTGATGGTAGAGGTTCTAATGGATCTTTACATGGCTTAACTAAATTTAGTATGGAAAACGCTCCTGCTAATCATTTTTTTCTAGAATATATAGCGAGACCTCAAACTGCTGAAATGTTTTTTGAAGATGTTTTAATGGCTTGTATTTTTTATGGAATGCCTATATTAGCAGAAAATAATAAACCTAGATTACTGTATCATTTTAAAAGAAGAGGTTATAGAGGTTTTGCAATGAATAGACCGGATAAATTAAAACTATCTATCACAGAAAGAGAGATAGGTGGAATACCTAATTCATCAGAAGATATTAAACAAGCTCACGCGGCTGCTATAGAATCATATATAGAAGATTTTGTAGGTTTAAAACAAAATGGAACATATGGAGATGTTTACTTTCAAAGAACATTAAACGATTGGTCTAAATTTAATATAAATAACAGAACAAAACATGATGCTTCTATAAGTTCTGGCCTAGCAATAATGGCCTGCAATAGAAATAAGTATAGACCAGTACCTACCATTACAAGAAAAACTTATGATCTTGGTTTTAAAAAATATAATAATAAAGGAACAATGTCAAAAATAATTGAATAAATGAAAATGTACACTAACTCAAATAGCGCCTTTCCTAGTCAGGTAGTACCGGATTATGAAAAAGCTTCGTTAGAATATGGTTCACAAGTGGCGCAAGCTATTGAGACAGAGTGGTTTAATCAAGGCCGAACTAATGGTAATAGATATCTTACTAGTTTTAATAATTTTCACCACCTAAGATTATACGCTAGAGGTGAACAACCTGTTCAAAAATACAAAGACGAACTATCAATAAACGGTGACTTAAGCTATTTAAATTTAGACTGGAAGCCAGTTCCTATATTATCTAAATTTGTTGATATTGTTGTAAACGGTATATCTAGTAAAGAATACGATATAAAAGCTTATTCGCAAGATCCTGCTTCTGTTAAAAAAAGAACTATGTATGCAACTGCTGTTGCAGAAGATATGTTTGCTAAAGAACAAATGCAAGCTGCTGAAAATTTACTAGGAGTTCAACTACAAAGAACAAGTATTCCTCCAGCAGATTTACCAGAAACAAAAGAAGAGTTAGAACTGCACCTACAGTTAAGTTACAAACAAGCTATTGAAATAGCGGAAGAAGAAGCTATAACACAGACTTTAGCTAAAAATAAGTGGGAACTTACTAAAAGAAGATTAAATGAAGATCTTGTTGTATGCGGGATAGCCTGCGCAAAAACTAATTTTAACGTAGCTAATGGTATAACTTTAGACTATGTTGATCCCGCTTATTTAGTATACTCTTACACAGAAGATCCTAATTTTCAAGACATATATTATGTTGGTGAAGTTAAATCAATAACTATACCAGAGCTTAAAAAACAGTTTCCTAATATTCCAGAAGAAGAATTACAAAGAATTCAAGAAATGCCTGGTAATAGACAGTATATAACTGGATGGGGTAACTATGACAACAACACGGTTCAAGTAATGTATTTTGAATATAAAACTTACATGAACCAAGTTTTTAAATTAAAAAGAACTGAAAACGGGTTAGAGAAAATAATAGAAAAAACAGATGAATTTAATCCTCCACCAAACGATGGATTTGAAAGAGTCGGTAGAAGTATAGAGGTATTATATACTGGAGCTAAAGTACTAGGAACAAATACAATGCTTAAGTGGGAGCTAGCAGAAAATATGACAAGACCAGCTGCTGATACTACTAAGGTAGAAATGAATTATTCTATAGTTGCACCAAGAATGTACAAAGGTAGAATAGAATCTATTGTAAGTAGATGTACAGGTTTTGCAGACATGATACAGTTAACGCATTTAAAAATGCAACAAGTATTAGCTAGGATGGTGCCAGATGGTGTATTCTTAGACATGGACGGTTTAGCAGAGGTTGATTTAGGTAATGGTACAAACTACAATCCAGCAGAAGCATTAAATATGTATTTTCAAACTGGTTCTATTGTTGGTAGATCACTCACACAAGATGGTGATCCTAATAGAGGTAAAGTACCTATTCAAGAATTACAGTCATCTGCAGGTGGTCAAAAACTAGCAGCACTAATACAAACGTATCAATACTATTTACAAATGATACGTGATGTAACGGGCCTTAACGAAGCTAGAGATGGTAGTTTGCCAGATAAAGACGCTTTAGTAGGTCTTGCAAAAATGGCGGCTAATCAATCCAACATAGCTACAAAACATATAAATCAAGGTAGTTTATATATTGCTTTAAAAATATGTGAAAATATATCGTTAAAACTAGCAGATGCTTTGAGTTATCCTTTAACAGCTAATGCTTTAGTAGAAGGTATATCTATATATAATGTAGAAACATTAAGAGAAATATCTAATTTAAACCTACATGATTTCGGTATATTTTTAGAGTTAGAACCTGACGATGAAGAAAAAGCACAGTTAGAACAAAACATTCAAGTTGCCTTGCAATCTGGAGGCATTGACTTAGAAGACGCTATAGATATTCGTCAAATTAAAAACTTAAAACTAGCAAATCAATTACTAAAACAAAAACGTAAAAAGAAATTAGCTAGAGAAAGAGCAAATCAAGAAAGAATGATAGCTGCTCAAAGTGAAGCTGCGGCGAAAACAGCAGAGCAAACTGCGTTAGCAGAAACTCAAAAACAAGCAGCATTGACTCAACAAAAAGTTAGCATAGAGCAAGCTAAGTCTCAATTTGAAATAAGTAGAATGGAAACTGAAATGCAAATAAAAGCTAAGTTAATGCAGCAAGAGTATGGTTATCAATTTCAATTGGCTCAAATAAAGACAGGGGCTGAGGGTTCTAAAGAAAAAGATATTGAAGACCGTAAAGATAAAAGATTAAAAATGCAAGGTACTCAACAGAGTAAATTGATACAACAGAGACAAAACGACTCTAATCCTGTTGATTTTGAAAATACAGGAGAAAACAACCTAGGATTTAACATAGAAGAGTTAATGCCTAAAGTTTAATTATTTAATTATTTAATTATATTATATTATGTCAGAAAACACAGCGACCGAAGAGGTCAAACAAGAAGGTGATTTTAAAATTAAAAAGAAAAAAACACCAAAAAACTTAGGACACATTAGTGGTAATGATCCTGTAAAAGTAGATTTAACAAAACCAGAAGCAACAGGTGAAGTTATACCAGATGTTGTTAAGGTTGAAATACCAAAAGAAGACAATGCCATTCGTATCGGAGAAACAGGAGATGTTCCTGAAGAAAAACAAGCCGGAGATTTGGTTGAAGTGGACGAACAAGTACAAGAGCCCAGCGAGGCTGCTGAAGAAGTCGCTCCACTCCAAGAAATAACCGATGAAGAAGTTAAAGAGGTTAGACAAGAGGCTCAAGAAGCCGTAAGAGATCAACAGATTTTAGGAAAACCTTTACCTGAAAATGTAGAAAAACTAGTTTCTTTTATGGAAGAAACAGGTGGAAGCGTAGAAGACTACGTGACATTAAACAAGGATTACTCTAAGCTTAACGGCTCTGAGATTTTAAAAGAATATTATCTTAAATCCAAACCACACTTAGATTTAGAAGAAATAGCTTTCTTAATGGAAGACAATTTTAAGTATGATGAGGACATAGATGAAGAGCGAGCTATACGTAAAAAGAAACTCGCTTATAAAGAAGAAGTTGCAAAAGCAAAACAATACTTAGAAAGCTCTAAGAGTAAATATTACGACGAGATCAAGTTGAGACCGGGCGTAACTCAAGAGCAACAAGAGGCGTTAAGCTTTTATGACCGATATAAAAAGCAGCAAGAAAAAGCTCAAGCACAACACGGTGATTTTAGAGATCGTACTAAAAAATTATTCAATAAAGAATTCAAAGGTTTTGATTTTAATGTGGGGGATAAGAAATTTAGATACGGTGTTAAAGATCCAGCTAAAGTAGGTGAAACTCAAGTGGATGTTCAGAATTTCGTAAGTAAGTATTTAGACAAAGACGGAAATATGATAGATCCAAGTGGTTACCACAAAGCTATGTACGCTGCAATGAATGCTGATAAACTAGCTCATCATTTTTATGAACAAGGAAAAGCTGATGGCATCAAAGGTGTTATTACAAATTCTAAGAATCCAGCGCAAGATGGACCTAGGCAAGTTGCCGATGGAAATGTTTTCATAAATGGATTAAAAGTAAAGTCGATTAGTGGTTTAGATTCATCAAAATTAAAAATAAAAACAAAAAAGTTTAACTAATTAAAATTAAAAATTATGGCTTTATCCCCACAGTTTGGAAGTATAGTACCTTCTCAAACTCAACAATTACTTCAACAGAACTATCTTACATTCGATGGTGCTGCTGGTGGAAATTTTGCTCAGCAATATTTACCAGAGCTTTACGAAGCTGAAGTAGAAAGATACG